GATAGCGCTTCTTGATGTATTTGATGGTTGCGTCTATTTGTCGGTATGGGTCAAGTGTTCCATAATGCTTCGATCTCATCTGCCCCAATCCCCAATGTGACCCGTTGCGGGCAGTGTATGACCATTGAGATTCCTTAGTGATTATGCGATTGAAGCACACAAACTCATCATAGATAAGAATCCTGGAATGAGCGTATAACTTCAATTGGTCTTTCGAATAGTTGGCTGAATAGGCAGAATTAGCGCCTTGCACTGCGATTAAGGCTGAAACGATCAAGACCAGCCATTTTTTTATCTTTTTATCTTTATCCTTGAATGATGAAAGAACTTCATTCTGTTGAAGGGTAGGTATTGCCTGTGTGGGTTGTATGCGTCCAGCGTACACCCCCCATGCAAATCCTTTACGCTCACGCAATGCCAGCCCGTTTATAACATTTTGATAACAATTTGATAACGTTTCGTTATAATTGGTTTTGCACACTGTGCGTTCAGCCTGTGGATAACTCATTGATGACCCCAACCAGTACCCTTGAACGACACCCCAGGCGCTGAATACAACCGCGTCATAGGTTGTCCACAACACTGGGCTGAACGTTCTTCGTCGAATGATCTATCCACCTCAATACGGATTTTGCACACTGAGCATTCAAAGTCATAGATCGGCATTTGAAACCCCTATCTGTGCAACCCCCATGACTTCGCACTTCGTGCATTGAATTACTTCGACACCAGGTGGCAGGTTGTCCGTCACCTTGTGAATCAACTGCACCGTGATCTTCTTGCATTTGCGACATTCAAACTCAGTTTTGTCCATAGGTAGTTTTCCTCAGGTTTTCGATCGGCTGAAGGTTGATCTGTGTTACCCACCAATTTGGCTGGGTTGATGAGCGATAACGTGGCTTCTGCGCCATTGCAATGGGTATCCAGCCCGCAATGACGTACCTGGGTGATTTGCCCGTCACCAGGATTGCCACGTCATTTGGTCGATCGTACTCATGCACGATCAATTGACCGCCTTCGTACTTTGTCCACCTGACTTCGAAGTGATGTCCGACGTCTGCCTTAAACTTTCCCTTTTGCTCAAATGGGTCAAATGGCAAACCAAGGTATTTTGCGACAACCCATTCACTGCCAACGCTTTCGGCGTCTTGTGCGATTAAGTCATGCAATGACTTGTCTTTGGAATAGTTGGTTTCTCTGGTTGGCCAATAATCCGTGTTCGCTTTCGCCAGTTGAATCGCGGCTTCGTGACAAATGAATTCTTCTTCCTTCGTCAATGTAATTCTCATCTGCACGCACCACAAAACCACAACAACGCTTCCCCGGAATATCCGCGTTGATAACCAAAATCATCAAGCCTGGCAAGTGATGAGCATTTGTCGCACTGCTCCAATTTGTATTCTGTTACCACTTCACCGTCTTGAATGACCTTGCAAATCCTGGTCTTTGGATTGATTAGTTCAATGAAATCACTCATAATTGTGGCTTCCATTTTCCGTCACTAGCAAGAACGTGCCAACGTGGTGGGCATTGGGTTGCCTTGCTGCGCTGGGTGCAGAAATAACCGCCCCAACTCTTTGGCGCCCCGTCATGTGACTGTTTCCAGACCATGTGACCATGTGCGCACATTGGCGCTTCAGCGACTAATTCACCGCCCAGTTGTTTTGCTATTTCACCCAGGCTTGACGCCAGAGGTGTTGCAATTGGCTTGTGGTCTTCGAATTTGGTTGACCAGTAATCTGGTTGGGCTTCAGGTTGTGGCTTGACCGCTGCCGCCCGCTCGACCTGCTCCATGACTTCTTTGGTCGTGCGTTCGGCGCCACCCATGACCAGTTGTTGCACTCGCATGATCGCTGACGTCACCGAATCTTCGACAAACCAGCGGCGCATGTTGGGCTGGTAGGCAGCCTGGTACCCATAGGCATAATCTATGCCAGCGGGAGAAACGTCGTCATGGTTTCGGAATGCTTTCGCTTCAACCAGGACGTAACCCTTCTCAGCGCTAAATTCAACAATTCGCGTTTCAATGCGCCCTGTTGGATAGGTCTTAATCCAGCGTTCTAGTCGTTCGCGACTTGCCTCATAGTTGTCTAGGAATCCCATTAGCGTTGACGCTCCTGTTGTCTTCCAATGGCCATTCCAGTTGATCGACCTTGATGGTAACCAACTGATTTGCCGTCACGATAGCCCATTGAATAAATAATGGTGCTGATGGTTAATTGCCCGATTAGCGCAAAACCAATGATCTGTTCGATTGTCATTTTGAATTCTCCCGATTCTAGGTGATACGTGTTACCACCTGAGATCAGGGTGACGCATGATTGGCGTGCGGTCAAGAACCTTGCGTGGTTGTCGGCGTGTCTGCGGGCTTAGTCTTAGATTTCAGCCCATTACCTGCCAGTACGCCACCCAATGAACCAGTCAGGAAAATCGCCAGTGTTTTCAATAGATCAATGAAGGCCGCGTCGTTTGGCGCTTGGTTGCCAATCGGTTGTGTGACGAAAATTAGGGCGTAAGTTATGCCCAGGGTTACGATCAAAAATACCGCTGCAAGGGTTGACCCAATTATCAAAATGAGTTGGGCGTGGATTTCCTCTGGTGATTTACGGCGTGCGGGCTTTTGACGATTGATCTCCAAGTAAGTCGTCAGTGCATGTTCCAGTCGGGATACATTCTGGTTTTTGGCATTCTGGGTTTTCCCAGTTTTTGAATTCTTGGCATTCATAACGTGTCCACCCTTGATACCCGCAAGCGGTCAGGGTTAGTGCAAGTGCCCAGACCAACCCTGCCGCCGCGAATCTACGGTTCACTTCCCCGTTGAACCGAAGGCTTTGTCATTTGGATTTAACCAGCGCAACATGACGGGTGCCACTGCTGCCGCACCTGCCATTGCAAGTGTCTTTGGGTCAGTCACGCCCGCCATGAATAAGGCTAGGGCTGCTGCCATGAAACTTCTCGCCCATGAGGCTGCTAGGGCTTTGGCTTGTTCCATTTTTTCTCCTTCTTTGGTTTATCTGCCATTTTTGGCATTTCAACACTAGGAAATTCTCCCTTGTAAGGTGTGAATTTAGGAATACCAAAACCAACAATTTCCTTGCCTTCACCAAATGCCCGGACTTTAACCATTACCATTCCACCGTTGCGCTGATCTCCTGTGCCACTGGTGTTCCCTTCGATCGTCACGCAAGTCTTTGCGTCGATCAAACCAACAACAATTCCAATGTGTGAAATGCGATCAACGCCGTCATGTGGAAAATCCATGAAAGCCAAATAACCCAATTGCGGAATGTTTGACCAGCGGTTGATTTCTTTGAATTTATGCGCGCCGACGGCAGTGCTGACGACTGAATGAATTTTGACGCCTGCCTGGGCTGCGCACCAATTGACGAAAGAACCGCACCAGGGCAACCCGTCGGCCTTTGTAAATTTGCCGTATTTGGTGAGGTTGTCGCCTTCTTCAATTGTGCCAATCTCAGCGGCTGCGACTTCGATCAACCTGGCGTTTGTGCCGTCAGGGTAAGTCATTTATCCGAAACCATTGGTGTGGATTGTTCCGCCTGACGGCGGTCATATTCTGACTTGATCATTGACGTAAATGACCCGTCTGGGTGTTCAATTATGGCGTGTTCTAATTCCTGAACAATAACAAAAGTAACTTTATCCATTTTACAACTCCGCACTTAATCCGAGATAGCCTGTTGTGGTATCTAATGTGACTGCCTGATTTGCCGTAAATACTGCCGAACCGTGTGTATATGTAATTACAGGCGCACTATAGGAACCTGTATAAGCGGTTGTAAATGTGCCTGTGTTGTAGTTTGCAGTTCCATTGACTGTTGCTCTTAACGCTGATGCGTCTAATACCTGCAAAGCAGTTCTTAAGGTTGCAGTCAATGGAATTATGAAATCGACTGTAGTTGTGTTAACCGCTAAACCAACTGCGAATTTTGTAGGATTTCCATTAACATTAAATCTTTGGTAATACCTCTGGCAGGCGGCAAGTTCTCCTTGGATTGTTCCCGTTGCAGTCTGGAATGGGGTGGCAACTGAAGCTGCTTCAAGCTGAACGCCAGCAATCTCATACCAATCATTAGCGCCAGCCGTTCCTGTTGGCGCGTTGTAAAACAACACTGCTAATTGGGTTGCATTTGCCGCAACTGTTCCTGTAATCGTATAACGCACATAACTTGTCGTCGCCGTTATAGTTGATGAAGCGACTACTGTAGAACCTGTAAATCCTGCGACATTGACATTCTGATCTGTTCCCGTGCCTGAGTATAATTGAGCAATTAAGGCGCTAGAAGTCGGTGAATAATTGGCGCCAACCTTTGCATAAAATGACACCGCAACGGTTTTTCCAGCAAAGGGAATTGAATTAACTGATTCTAGGTTAGTCCAAAAATTGAGAGAAGCAGTTGATGTATTTCCGCTATCTCTTTGCACTCTTGCGCCGTATTGGATTCCTGTTATTCCAGATGATTGGCGGCTTACTGTGCATCCAGCAACCAATCCATTTCTGCTTGCTTGCCAACGATCCGCGGTATAGGCATTAGCCGCGCCAACTGTGAAAGATGTACCGCGTTGCCAGATTTGCATTCCGCCGTTGATGATTGCGTTCTTACCAGAAGCACCTTGACCGCCGCCAAAATTGGCCTGATCGAATGAAACTGTGACGTCACCTGATGTGCCGCCGCCTGTGATACCAGTGCCAGCGGTAACGGCAGTGATGTCACCAACTTGATTGGAAATCCAGGTAAAGTCCATGTCAGTGTTTGACGCCTTTGAAAGAATTTGACCTGATGTGCCACCAAGCAAATCAGCCATTGAAGTGGCTACCGCTTGACCAAATGTTTCAAAGTCGGCTGGTAAATCCGTTACCAAATCGGTCGATTGTGGCATTTGCCACGAAAAGGGGGTTGTCGGGTTCGTCATGTGTTCTCCTTCTTAGGTGACAATTGTTGCACGCGCCCAGTCAAGCGTTGGCGACACGCCCGACCAGATTCTTGCTGGTGGTACTTCGTTCCATTGCAACGCCTGCAAAGAATAAGCAACGGGCGAAATAATGAGTGAAATTGAAAGTTGATTGTAGGAAGCCTGAAACGACCAGCCTTCAACAAATCCTTGAAAGATTGAACCCATGTTGCCTGGTAGGTCGTTGATCGCAACTGGCATTCCCATGAAAATTTCGATCAGGGCGTCGCGGTCTGCGTTGTCCAATTCTGGGTTTGTAAGATCGAAGGTGATTTCACTGAAAATGGGTTGTGGGGTTGCGCGAAGGGTCAGGTAAAAATTGGCTTGTTCAGTGGCGTCCGCTGCATTGTGCAAGGTTGTGGTGATGATCTGCGAAAGGCTTCCATAAGTCGAAATTGAAAGTTCGTCGCTGGCGCTTTTTTCGCTGCTGCTGGTCGCCCCATATTGAATTGTGACATTGTTGCGCACGTCGCCCGCGCGGGTTTCAGTGCGTAAGCCTGCTGCGCGTGCCTGATTAGCAGTCAATTGAACGTAGCCATTTGCCGAAAGGTACTGACTGCGGTGGGTGGCGTCAGCGTATGAAATTGCACCGTTGGCGTCTTCGTAAATGTAACCAAGTCCTGAAGTGGCAAGGCGTGAAACCAGTGAATAAGCGTCGGTTCGCTCACTAGATCGCGCCGCTAGTTCATAGTCCCCAGGGGTGTCAATTTCACCCAGTCCAGCATTTTCAGCGTTAGCCCATGTCGTCGTTGGGTTGTAGTTTGCCCAAGTGATCGACGGTGCAACCTCTGACCAGTTATTGACCAGCAAATCAGTCAAGATTGTCAAAATCTGATTGCCGTCGAAATCTTTTGAAAGTACGCCATTGGTCAACGCCTTTGGCAGACGTGCCAGCGCACCCAGCGCAGTGATCGAATAGGTTTGGGTGAACATGGTCGAACCTACGTCACGGACTTCTAACCCAATGTCCACAACCGTACCGCCAAAAATTGGCACGTAAGTTGCCGTCGTATCTTGCACCTGGATTGAAATGGTTGAATTGATACTGACTGGGATTGCAGACTGGTCAAGATCGATCAATTGAATGTTGACGTAACCTGCCTGTGCTTGCTCATAAATGTTTGTTCGACCGCTTCTTATGGTCAGGTTGGCCAGAATTGCGTCTGTGTATTCAATGCCGTCAATTGTGACTTTCCAAATGGGTGTCCACTGGGTCATAGTGCGATTAGGTTGGAAGCGCCACCTGTGCCGCGATAGTAGGAATTGTTCAAGGTGTCAACGATTGTGCGGGCAGTGCCTTCCTTATCGAACGCGCCTGTGACGGTTAAGTTGATTGTCGTGCCTGCGCGGTCTTTTTCTTCACCAGCACGAAATGCAGCAACATTGAAGTTTGAAGGAATTGCAGCAACCCCAGCCGCCGCAAATGCAGCAGCCTTTGCCGCCGTAGCCACGCCACCACCCCCACCGCCAGTTCCAGTCGAAGTGCTTGTTGAAATTGATGGAATTGATGGAATTGATGTTGAAACGGAAGGTGTGCTGACTTTGGGAACGTTGATTGACGGCGCATTTATTTTGGCAATGTCTTTGCCACCAAAAATGTTATTTGCAAAATTGTAGGCAGAAATTAAAGCATTTATTCCAGCAATTGCCCCTGAAATCAAGACGTTCAAACCTGAAACGACTTTGCCTATTACGTCAATGACGCTACCTGCTATTTTGCCAGCAATTTGCAATGCCCCGCCTAGCACTGTACCGACTACGGGCGCAAGATAAGTTGCAATGTAACTGCCGAATGTTTTGAAAGTTTCTAGGTTGTCGCCGATTGCGTCTTTGACGTAATTGAATGCCTTGACTAGACCGTTAATGATTGGCGTGAAAACATTGACAATTGTGTTGCCAAGATTTTTGATGATTGCACCAAGACCACCACCGTCCAAACTGAACGCACCTGAGAACGCGTTAATGACCGGCAACGCATTCTGATTAATAAAGTTGATAACCTTTTCAAGAATAGGCAATAACGCAAAACCAATTGTTTCTTTGGCTTCGTCAAATGCCACTTGCATTCTTGCAATTCGTCCAGCGTAGGTGTCTGCGTTACGGGCTGCCGCGCCACCAAATAATTCTGTCAGTTTGCCTTGCACCTGGGTGAAGTTCATTGTTTTCAGTTCAGCAGTTGAAAGTCCAATTCCCAATTTGCCCAATGATGTCGTGTTGCCGTCGTAGGCTTTTCCTAGCGCATTTGCAACGGCTTCAAGTGGCTTCCCAGTGGCAGTTGAAATGTCAAGTGCGGTGCTGAGTAAATCCTGGGCTTTGGTGATGTCCCCAGTTGATCGAACCAAACGCCCCAATGCTGGACGCAATGAATCATCAGCCACGCCTGACGCCAATGACATTTGAAGAATAGATTGTTCAGTGGCGGCTATCTGTTGCTTGGTCGCACCCGTAGCGTTTTCCAACGCCAGTGCCAATTGTGTTTGTGCCTTCTCGTCCTCGATCGCAGCCTTTACGCCTTCAATTCCGATCTTGATTGCATAAGCACCAGCGGCAGCCGCAGCAGCGACAAATGCCGCGCCAACCATTTTGCCGACCTTGCCCATTTTGTCGCCGAAGGTGTCAACGTCTTTACTGGCTGATTTCAGCGACTTGTTGAGATTGTCAACGTCACCAAGGATTGAAAGTTTAAGGGTACGACTGCCAGCCATTAGTCATACTTCCTAACTATCTTAGAAAATGATTCTTCCCACTTTTTTACAATGTCAGGTTGAACGCTTCGCAAGGTTGGATAGATAAACCAACCACGGGAACCGCGACCTTCACGGCCTGACCAGACTGGAAATTGCTTGTATTTATTGGAACCGAATTCGGCACCGCCCCAAATCTGTTGAGTTGTTGCGCCACCACTTAATTTTTGTCCAGCATAACCAAACGAAATTTCACCAATCTTTGAAGACTTTGAAACCTTCGAACCGTCGGCCACCCGATTATCCTGAAGGTTACGGGTACGGCTTGACGCAGCGGCTTTGATCTTGCCTTGAACGTAGGTTGCCAATTCGCTGGTGGCTGACTTTGCTTGGTCAAGGGCTTCTTCGTCCATTGCTTTGAATGAACGGACAATGGCGCGCAACTCATTCTTGTCGTAACTGATTGCGTCAGTTGCCATTTGCCCGTCCTTCCAAAATCTCCAGCACCGTTAAAATGTCCTCAGCCGTTTCAAATTGTTCTTTGGGTAAATTGGTTGCAATGGCCAATTCCCAAAGAATTCTGTTTAGGCTTCCGACTGGGTGGCTTTTGGGTTTGCTTCACCGACTATCACTTCAGCGATCGTTTCAGTCCAGGCTTCGATTGGCTTGACTGGTTTCCCAGCGGCTTCGCGCTTCATGGCCTGATAAGCCAGGAAGACCAAATCGGAAATTCCGATCTTTTCTTGTGCCTGGCTGATCGTGTGACCTGTGTGCTTCTCCCATTTAACCCACTCAGGTGGCGCAGCCGTATAGGTCGCCTGCGTACCGTCGTTGTATTCAATTGTTATTGGTAGTTTCATTTCTTCTCCCGATTGTTAGTTTTTAACTGAATGTTTCTGTAGGTGTTCCTACAACTACAAATGATAGGTCAACGGTCTGTGCGTCAGGGGCTGCCCCGCCGACTGATGGAAACACTGGCATAACGTTAAAGGCAAAAACTGCGCCTGTCACTGCCGTCATTGAAACTGCCAATGTTGTGTTTGGTGCTGATTCACAGGCAGACCAAAGTGCTTCGCACAATGAACCTGTTGCGCCCCAGTCAGCGAGCATTGAGATGTCAAATGTCCACTGGTCGTCAATGTGCTTATAAGCCTTGCCGTCTAGTGTTTGGTAAGTTTCGACGGTTGGGCTATTTGCGAGAGTTGCACTGGTCGCTTGTGCGTCATAGTTAACGGTTGCAATGGTCACGACTAAATCGCGACCAGTAATGATTGTCGTTGGCATTTTGTCCCCTAGGTTGTCTGTGTGTAGTAAGTTGAAACGTTGATGTCGGCGACCAGCATTGGTGACTGCCCTACTTCTAAGACCGTCGGCTTTTCGATTTGTCCAACAACGTATCCTGCGGGCATTGCCGCAAGAATTCCCATGATGAGTTTTTCCAGGTTATCAAGTGAACCTGCGTTGCTATTGGAAGCAACAATGGCTGAAATTGCGAAGTTGATCTTGACCTGGGTTTTGGCTTTGCCAATTAAAACAACTTCCATATATGGCGAATCTGGAACCACCACAATTGCAGGTGGAATCGGTGCTTCGGGAACCGACCCATAAATGTTGGCGGCCAATGCACTGAACGAATTGGCTAGGGCTGCGCGTGTTTCCGCTACTGAATTGGCTGGCACTATTGCACGACCGTTTCAACGTCCAGGAACGGCATAAGTAATGTGGACACCCTGTTTGTAAGGC